ATGGTCAACCGCTGACGTGTGCGAGCAACTCCATTTTTCTATGGCTCAGGCCCGCAACCTGTTAGGCATGGTTCCAGTGGCAAAACAGACTGCACGGGGGGACAAATACTATGACCCTGAGAAAGTGCAGGAAGCGCTGAAGAAAACCAGAAGCACTGGCAACCACGCTGAAGAGGGCAGCCGTGAGTGGTATGAGGTGGAGAAGCTAAAGCGCCAAGTGGACAAGCTGGACCATGAGCTGGACAAGCTAAAGGCTCAAGTCATACCCGTGGACGAGGTGCGTGAGGGTGTCATGAAACTGGCCATGGAATTCCGCAAGCACCTGGAGGAGCAGGCAGCCAAGCTGCCTCCCCTAGTGGCAGGCCTGGAGCCCCAGGACATTCAAGGAGTCATAGACGGCTACAACAAGTCTTTGCTTGCCACCATAAGACAGGCCCATGGACAAACTCGTTGACGAATGCGTCCTGTCAGCCCTGGCTGAGCGTAATGCAGGAGGCATAGCAGACTGGGCCCTGGACAACGTAAAGCTGAGGGAGTCCCCCTACGGTGGGCAATTTCGAGCTGACGAGACCCCCTGGCTACTGGAGCCCTTGGCTGCCCACGCTGACCCAGGCAACCAGACAGTGGTCATGAGCTGTGCTGCCCAGACAGGCAAAACCGTCAGCATGTCTGTGGCTATTGCCTACAGCCTCAGCCAAAACCCCAGCCCTCATTTGGTGACCTTCCAAGACGAGGACTCATACAAGGACTACAGCAAGGAGAGACTGCAGCCCATTCTAGAGTCCTGCCCTGCCCTCAAGGACCAGTGGCCCAGCGACAGGCACAGGAAGACCATAAGCGAAGTCTTCTTCCATTCCTGCACCCTCAAGCTAGGCCCAGCAAACAACTCATTCCTGCGCTCCTGGTCCATTCGGTTTCTCTATGGTGACGAGGTCAGCGCATGGAGGCCTGGAATGTTAGCCCGAGCCAAGGCCCGAACAACCCGCTACTGGAACCGCAAGCACTGGTTCAGCTCCACTCCTGAGCTAGTTGGGGACGACTTCGACACCGAATACAGAAGCGGCACCTGTGAGGTATGGCACTTGAAATGCCAAGGCTGCGGGGAGTTGTTTGCCCCCAGCTTCTACGACTGCATGAGGTGGGAGTCTAATGAGACAACCAAGCCAGGGGGTGTCTGGAACTATGAGGAAGTAGCAAAAACTGTCACCATGGCCTGCAGCTATTGCGACCATGCCCACCGCAACACTGAGGCAAACTGGAGGCAAATGGTGAAAGGTGGCTATGTAGCAACCAATGACAACCCCACCCCACGGGTGAGAAGCTTCAGCTTCAACCAGTTAACACTCCCTCCAAGTGTCATGCCCTGGAGCGACCTTGTCATTGACTTCCTCAAAGCCAAACAACATGCCGCTGCAGGCTACACCCAGCCACTCAGGGAGTTTGTTACCCTGAGGCTTGCTGAAAGCTGGAAGCCCTCCAACCACATGGAGACTGAGCGGATTGAGGTGAGTGACGCCTACAGGCCTGAGGACGCCTGGGAGGACGAGCACACCCGATTCCTCACAGTGGACTGTCAGAACTACCTAGAGGAATTTTTCTGCATAGTCAGAGCCTGGAGCAAGGGCGGTGCCTCAAGGCTTTTGGCATTTCGACGGGTCAGCTCGTTTGACGAGGTTGAGGAACTACGCAAGGAGTTTGAGGTTGCCCCCCAACGCACATTCCTAGACGTGGGCTACCAGAGGGCAAGAGTGTTAGCTCAATGCGGCAGGTTCGGCTGGGTTGGCTTAAGGGGGGAGCCCTCTGTGGACTTTGCCCACACAGGCAACGGGCGAACCATTCGCAGGCTGTATAGCAAACCCACCAGGGTGTCCTCCACTGGCAGGGTAGCCCCTCCTGTCTTCCGCTGGAGTAACCCAAGCGCTAAAGACATTCTAGCAGCCCTCAAGGCAGGCAAGGCCCAACCGTGGGAAGTCTGCAAAATGGACCCTGAGTTGGCTGAAGAATACGCCAAGCAGTTGGACTCTGAGCGCAAAAAGGAAGTCATAGACAAACACGGCAGGGCCGAGATGCGCTGGGTTTCCTTTAGGGCAAACCATGCCTGGGACTGCGAGTGCATGCAGGTTGTGGCTGCCTGCATTGCCAAGTTGTTGCTAGATGAGTGACACACTGCCCCCCTTCTATGAATGGGGGACTTGCGAAGCTTTCTAAGGCTCCAGACTGATGCGTGGCTTCTGACACTCAAGGAAAGGGTGGCAGATGCTGTGCTTTCTGGTGCAGTAACAACCTCCTTCTCCAATGCCTCGCAAAGCGGCACCCGTGAGCTAGTCCTACCCACTGAGGAACTAGCCTCCCAACTCACAGACGTGCTGCATGAAAAGGGCCTAGCCACAGGCACCAAGCCTGCCCGCATGACTTTTGCAAGGTTTACCCGTTAGCATGGAACTCTACGACCACAACGGGCGAGTCCTTGACCTAGCGCCCAAGAAGAAAAAGGCTTCTAGCTTCAGCGGGCACTACAGGGGCACTGAAATAGGACGCTACCGCACCTATGTCCCCTACACTGTCAGCGACTCCACGCAAACCCTAAACAGAAGCCAGAGGCGCAGCCTCATGGGGTTTGCCAGACACCTCTTTAATAACAACGGACTTGTGAGGGGTGCAGTGTCAGACCTGACCCGCTACTCCATTGGCTCAGGCCTCAGGCCCCAAGCCCAGTCTGCAGAGGCCCAGGCCTATGAAGACTACTTTCAGCAGTGGAGCCAAATTGCTGAGGTGACAGGCCAATTCACTTTCGGACAACTCCAGAGCCTAGTGTCCAGACGCATGGACATAGACGGGGACATTGGCCTGATTATGGTGGGCACTGGCAACAGTTTCCCACAACTCCAGCTCGTAGAGGCCCACCGCATTGAGTCAGAGACCTATGACGCCAAGGCCCATGACGGTGTCCACACTAGCCCAGCAGGCAGGCCCACAGCGTATGAGGTGCGGGACGGGGACAGTGACTACCGCCGCATAAGCTCAAACAATTTCATTTTAATGTATGACCCTGAGCGGGTCAGCCAGCTCAGAGGTGTCACTAGTCTAGTCCATGCGATTGCTCACCTGAGGGACATGGACGACCTGCTGGAATTTGAGAAGGTAGGCACCAAACTCAATGCCTCCATTGGCATGGCTATTACAAGCCAGGGTGGCGTGGTGGACGATGGCAGCGCCTTAATTGAGGACGGCTATTCAGCGGCAGACACTGGAGACCTGCCCTGGCAGACCTTTGAGCCTGGAATGATTCCACGCCTCAAAATTGGAGAGTCCATTGAGTCATTTGCCTCCAACCGCCCCTCCCCCACTTTCGTAGGCTTTGTGGAGCACCTGATTAGGGAGACTGCCACAGGACTAGGCCTACCCTATGAGTTTGTCTGGGACATAAGCAAAGGCACAGGCAGTGCCTCACGCTTTGTGCTGGAGAAAGCCCAGCGGCGCTTTGAAGAAAGGCAAAACCTTATAGCCACCAAACTCTGCAGCAGAGTGTGGAGCTGGGTGATTGCCAGGGGCATTAAAAGGGGCGACCTGCCACCCTCAGACAACTGGTGGAAGGTGCGCTGGCAAACACCTAAGCGGATTACCGTGGACCTTGGCAGAGAGGCTAAGTCTAACCACGACTCCATTAAGCTAGGCCTCAGAACCATGTCCCAGGACGTGGGCGAGCTAGGCATGGACTGGCAGGAGGTAAGAGGCCAAGTAGAAGCTGAGGCAGTAGACCTGCTCCAGCGGGCAAAAAGACTTTCCAGTGAGTATGGGGTCAGCATGGAAACTGCCATGCACCTGCTCTCACAACGCACACCCAACCCTGTATTTGCAGACAGCAATGAAACACCGATTGACCCACAAGCTGCAGAATGAGGTGTGGGCAATTCGCCCAGACTACCACTCTGCATTGACTGAAGCCTCAGCTTACTTTGACGAGGACGAGGAATACAGCATTGAGCCCAACCGCCCACCCCAAGAGGTGGATGGTGTAGCAATTATTCACATACACGGTGCCCTGGGCAAAATGCTAGGCCCATGGGAGCGCATGCTGGGCATGACTGACTATGACGACATCTGGCAGCAAGTGTCTGAAGCAGAAGCAAGCCCCAACGTCACCAGCATTCTGCTCCACATAGACAGCCCTGGTGGGACCATTACAGGCCTGCCAGAACTGGCTGCAAAACTTCGCAACGTCAGCAAGCCCTTGGTGGCTTACACAGAGGGCATGGCAGCCTCAGCAGCCTACTGGATAGCCAGCGCTGCAGATAGCGTGATTCTGTCCGAGTCAGCCGAGGTGGGCAGTGTGGGAGTCTACATTGCACTGCTGGACCAGTCTGAGCACTTGGCAATGAATGGTTTTAAGGTCAATGCCATTTCAAGCGGAGAAAACAAGCTGGACCTAGCTGACTTCAAGCCACTCTCCGAGGAAGCGCAAGCCCGCCTTCAAGCCAATGTCACCAAGTGGCATGAGCGATTCAAATCGGACATAAACCTCAAACGCACAGCCCCAGAGTCCGTCATGACTGGCTTGACCTATGAGGGCATGGAAGCAGTGCCAACCCTAGCAGACGCAGTAGTCAATGACCTAGACAGTGTCTTGGCACTCATGGCGAACCTTTAACCAATACCAAAAACACATGAAAACCATTCTGGATTTAGTCAAAGCCAACACGGAGCTAAACAGCTTGAGCGCCAAGCTGGATGAGGCCCTTGCTGGCAACCAAACCCTGCAAGCTCAACTAGAAGAGCAAGCAGGCAAGCATGCTGAAGAAGTCGCCAAGCTTGGTGCACAGCATGAAGAAGACCTCAAGGCCCTTGAGAGCAAGGTGGCCTTGTTGGAAGAAGCAAACCTTTTGCTTGAGCAGGCACAGGCCACCGCAAGTGAACAGGCCGCAGACATTGTGGCCCAGTGCGGGGCAGAGCCAGTTGAGGAAGCAACCGAACCAGAGCCCACCGCAGAGCTGACCCAAGCAGAGCACTGGCAGCACTACCGCACCTTGGAAGGAAACCAGGAGCGCAGGGCTTACTACCTCAAAAACATAAAGCCACTACTTCGGTAAGTGGTTATTAGAAAGAAACTTAGATGGCCAACAACATCCAGGGAGTGAACCTTGAGGCGATTGCCGAATTGTCACTCGATTTCTTGGGGCAAACCTTTGCCCCTCTCTCAGCAGTTGCCCGTGACTTCACAGGTGACCCTAGCGGACGTGGAGAGTCTGTCGTGACTCGTTACGCTGCAGGCCTAACCGCACAGGACTTGTCTGGTGGTTACGCTGCAAACGACATAAATAGCACGTCTGTAACCGTCCAGCTTAACCAGCTCCGTGGGTATAGCATGGGATTTTCAGATTTCGAGGTGAGCCGAGCTGCAGGAGACGTGCAGTGGCTGACTTCGATTTTCTTGCAGCCTGCCTACGAAACCGTCCTTGATTCGATTTTCACGGACATTGTCAAGCTGGTGGTTTCCTCGAACTACACAAACGCAACGACCTCAACTGCTTCCGCATTCGATTCAGACGATATTGCCGATATTTCAAGCGCCATGAGCGGACGCAAGGTCCCTAGGGGTGACCGAAACGTCATTTTGTCGCCCTCTTACTATGCAGCCGTCCAAAAGGACTCCGTGGTCGGGGCAGCCAATACCTACGGTGGAACTGAAGCTGTGCGGGAATACTCTGGCACCCGTGTCCACGGCATGAACCTGTGGGAATACACTGGAGCCATTAACGGTGCTTCCGCAACCACGACATCAGAAAACCTGCAAGGCTTCGCTCTGCACCCCAGCGCCATTGCTGTAGCAGCCCGATTCCCTGCCGCTCCTGCTGACTCCTACGTTCAAGTCTTGAATTTGACTTCACCTGACGTCAGCCAGACTCCGCTCCAGCTTAGAAGCTGGTATGACGCCACTGCTGGGAAACACATGGTTTCTGTGGCCTGCCTATACGGTGTAGCCAAAGGCCATGGCGACAGCTTGCAGCGCATTAAGTCTGCATAAGCCAAATGGCTAACTCACTCCAGGGTCTAAACCTCAGCATGGTGGCCAGTTTAACACTGGACCACTTGGGGTATTCCTTCCCCATGTTTGCCCACTTCGCCCGCAACTTTTCGGACGGGGTGAGGCAACGTGGGGACGGGGTAACTACTAGAATTCCTTTGGCACTCAATGCCATGGACCTTTCTGGTAGTTACTCCCCTGGAGACATTGAGACAACTGAGGTCAGTGTGTCATTGGACCACATGAAAGGTTTCGTCATTGGCCTCTCAGACCTCGAAGTAAGTAAGGCAAAAAGCGCTGATTTTATTTTCAACGTGTTTGCCATGCCTGCCGTGGACGCAGTTGCAAAGTCTTTTGCTGACTCGTTGCTTGGCCTCATAACCCCCAGCAACTTCCCCACAGCAATTACCAAATCAGCAGCAGACTTTGACACTGACGAAATAGCCCAAGCGCAGCAGTTGCTCAGCACAGCCAGGGCACCAAAGTCCATGAGGTCCATTTTGCTGGGCACGGACTACACAGCCAGCCTCATGAAGGATTCTATGATTTATTCTGACCAATACGGCAGCAGGGACCCACTGCTGACTGGTGAGGTCATGGACGTTTTTGGCATGGGGGTTGTGGAATACCAAGGCATACCCACAGCCAACAACCTGCGGGGCTTTGCCTGCCACCCTTCAGCCCTAGTCATGGCAGCCCGCCATGTGGCCGAGCCTTCAACTGGAGGCAGGGTAGAGACACTTTCAACAGTAGAACCAAGGACAGGCCTGCCTGTCCAATTTCGCAAGCACTACGATGCAACGCTAGGCAAGACAATGCTCAGCGTCTCATGCCTGTGGGGAGTAGCCCTGGGCAACACCACTTGCGGAGTGCGAATTTTAACACCTTAAAGAAAACCAATTACCATGATTCAAAAACCCTCTATCACCATTGGCATTCTCCCAGACGGGTCCTCACAGGTCCTTGAGGTTGGAGACGCTGAACTGTGCAAGCAGGCATTTCTTGCCGAGCGGGGAAACCCCAGCGGCAAATTCGTTGACCTGTTTGTTTACCGCAAGCCCCCCTACTGGAAGCGGGCCAAGCTTTCCACTGACCAAACAGCACCAGCGCCAAAAAAGAAGGCCTCTAAGAAGAGCGCCTGACCCTCCTGTTGTGACTGGCCCAGGTGTGGCGGGACACTGCCCGCCTGGGCCTTTTGTTTATGGCTGCAATTCACTTAACAGGCTGGAGAGAGGGGTGGCTTTATGAGAAAGCCACGGCGGCAGCGCCTACTGTGTGGACGACTGTGGACACGTCCCAGGACCTAACCTACACAGCAAGCGCTGAAGTCATTCTGAGAGTCACGGCAGACTCAGCCCAATATGACTCCACAGCCTACACGGTAAAGGTTTACACGGACGCACTGGCCTATGCCACAGCCCAAACAGTCACACTAGACGTGCCCCAAGGCAACGGCAACAGCAGGACGGACTATTTCAACCTGTCAGTCAGCGGGGGCTATGGGTCAGTCAGCTCAACCAACACCATCGAGGCAGGCCACCACAGAGCCCGATTTGCCTATGAGCAGCAGGTGGAACTGGAGAGAAGCCTGGGCTGCATATTCGACTACTCAGGAACCTTGTTCAGAGGCGTGGAGTCAGGGAGGACAGACACAAAGCAAATGGAAGAGGGAGGCATTTTGGAGGGCTATGACGTAACCATAACCACCTCACGAAAACAGTGGGCAGACCAGAACATGAGGCCTCTTGTGGGTGCAGTGCTTACCCGTGGGGGCAAAAGGTTCAAGGTTGAGACGGTGGTGACTAATGACGGGGCCTTTGAACTGGGCCTGATGAAAAAGCATGGCTAGTGCCTCCATGGTTAGGCTTGAGGTGGACGGCAAACGCTTCAACAAAGTCCTGATGAAATACCTAACCAGGACAGGCAAAAGCTGGACAGACGAGGTCAACAAACGGGCTTTTAACATATGCCTCAAAAGCATACGCCACACCAAAAGTGCTACTGACAAACGCATTCAGAGGGACTTGCTGAAAGGTGCAAAAACACAGCCAGCACCACGCAAGAAGCGCAAGAGAGGCGCAGGCAAAGGTAGACGTAAAAAGGCACCAGTGGCAGCAATTTTAATCAACTACGCTAGGGGCAAGCGTGGTGAACCTGGGTTGCACGGCAAGGCCATGCAGGCCCAGGTGGACAAAAACATTAGGTCCAGACAAAGGGGCAGAGGGTTTATGAAAGCGGGTTGGCTGGGGGCAGCAGACGACATAAGGCCCTACTTGGCAAAGCCGAAACCAAAACCAAAAGGCCAAAGCAGTTTTAGAAGAAAGGGCACAGGCATTCATGCACGGTATGGAGCCTTAAAGCCATGGGCAAAAGTCACCCACGGGGTGGCTTGGTCGGACAAAGTGCCCGCAGCAGTCAATGGACTGAAAAAGGCAGTCAGAGCAGAAACCAGAGACATGCTCGTCTACCTCAAAAGAAAAGTCCGTGAGGACTGGCAACGAACCAATAAGAACAAGTGAGCTACCGCAAACAGTCAGAAGAAGCCATGAGGGACTACCTGCAGAGCAAGGTGGGTGTCCCAGTCTACGCTGCAACCCGTGACGAAATAAAAGGGTTGCCTTGTGTTGTGGTGGCTTTTGAGGGTGGCACTGAAAACCCGCCCCACACAGGCAACATGGACGTCCAGTTGTCTGTCATGGTGCAGAGCGAGGTGGATGGTGAGGCACAGCCTGGGGCGCTGGACATACATGACACAACCCTTACCCAGGTTGAGGACGCCTTGTTCTACACGGGCCTCAATGACCTCAACAACTACTCAACAGACTTTCACTTTTTCGGTGTAACAGAACACCAGGGCAGCACCAGAGACATGGACGAGGGAGTCTTAACTGAAACCATAACCATAACCCTAGCCAGTGCGGCAGGTAATTTTTCATGAGCAAAATACTTAAGGGCACAGCTTTTTCATACGGCAGCCGCACAGGCGGTGGCGTTATACAGGTCAGAGTCTCAGATGACTCAGGAGTCAAATTTTCTGGGGAAATGTATGCCTCAGAAATTCGCCTGTCCTATGAGGGTGACCAAGCCACAGCTAACAACAGTGACGGTGAAGTTGTCAGCGTTGTCAGCTTCAACCACCGCAAAGTCCTCAATTTGACAGGCATTGTCCTTGCCACTAGCCAGACTCCAAACGCACTAGGGGCAGACAATGTGACTAATGCAAACCTCGCATTTTCTGCCCCCTTCAAGGTGGGCTGTGACCTATGGATTAGCTATGGGGCAAACAATGAATGGCCTGAGGTCAACAAGTCTGGGAGCGCTGGCTGGGGCTCTACCAGCAACCCAGGAGGTGTGCACGGTGCCCCCAGCTATGGAGATTTCCACATAACTGGTGCAGAGAAAACCAGGTCAGCGGGCAACTTTGCGGAGTGGAGCATAACAGCAGTGGAACACATTCCGATTGACTATGACGGGGCAGGCAATGCTGACGACTCGAACAATTAAACCAAGGACATTTCAATGAGCAAAATTCTCAAAGGTAGTGCCTTCACCTACGGCACAAAAACAGACGGCACAGCCCTCAGTGTCAGCATTAACGGGGGCACAGCAATTTCCATTTTCCCAACTGAGCTAAGGCTCAGCTATGAGGGAGACACTAACACTGCAACTAACAGCAACGGGGAAGTC